AGCTTTTGAGTGCGGTTTACGATTTTTTGGGCCGTACGCATTTTTGCGGCTATCTTATTTTTATAGCTGTTCATATCAGATACACAGGCATTTGAATGTTTTTATTATTTAGAATCAATTTAAATAGAATTTAAATTCATATTTTATGCCTTATTTATTTCCTTATTAGAATTATAATTCTCATTTTTGCAAAAGAAATAACAAAAGAAAGTGCGGGCATAAAAATAGCTGTTACGGTGAGCGTGGTTCGTATTGATTCTATTCCATACCCAGTAGAAGTGATACAGGAGGTCAACAAACTAACGAAATGGCAGAGGTGGAGGCTTACTATACTGAACATAATTGGAGGGCTCACAGCCGTTTATATTGCGTTTAGGATAGGTAGAGCAAAATTATTGCTTTAACAAGTAATGTGACTTATATTTGCTTAATTCAATTGTTTATAGTATATTTGTGTTACAAAACTTAACTATGATACATTAACGTGATTATTGATTTAAAATTGATTTAAGATTGATTTGAAGATTGGTTTAAAGATTGATTTTTTCAATTTGTTTTCAGGTTCATTTTTTTTTAGGTTATTCATAAACTACTTTTAAGGATTATTACTATGAGAGTATCTGTCTGTGAAGATGGGTACTTTTTTTATGTATCAATATATTAGGCACTTACACTCTAAATTATTTCATCAGTCTTGTAAATGGCAATAAATTATTTTTATTTTTGAAAAAATAATATTGTAAATGTTTGCACGTCAAGTGTTTAAGTGTCAAAATTAGAAATATTAGGAAAATTAGGCACTTTGAAAAACTATATAGGGAAAAGGCTATTGTATTGTTTATATATATATTTATATAATAATAATAATATATATATAAGTAATTGATATATAGAGATTTATAGTCACTTTTTAACTATTATTTTATTTTATATATTATAATTAATAATATTGAGTTGACTGGAGAAAAGACATTAACACCTTGATGCTCAACACGAAAACACCCTGACGTACCCGAATTTTAAAATATAATTTTTCAACCCTGACACCAAAAGCAAGTGATCCATTGTCGATGTTTTTTACTCGCAACAACCCCTGACACACCATTTATTTACTCGCTATATGGTTAAAGAATATTAAAAACGTGATATTTCGTGATATTTGGTGATTTTTCTTCTCTTTTGTTTTGGTATAACAAAATAATGTATTATCTTTGTAGTGTTCAGTTAAACAAGTAGTAATAATCAAATAAAAAAAGCAAGCATTATGAAAGCAAAAGAGGCGGTTAAAGAATACATTTACAAAAACAAACTTTTTACGGACCTGACCGAAGATCAGGCAATGCGGGTGTCATTGATCGGCTTACCGGCAATATCCAGGAGAGAAAAGAAGGAAATATATCGAGAATATTGCAAGGATTTGTCTATGGACAAAACCAGATTGTTCCGATTTTTATTTTTAAAACATGACGCTGGCGTAAACTTTGAGACAAATTTGGCGTGTAAATAACTTCCCAAACGGTTTTTGTCCCGGTTCGATTCCGGGATGAAAGCAAATTGCTAACAACTAAATTACTAAATTACTAAATTACTAACTTAAAAAAGTCCTACGGGCACAAAGGTATGAAAACAAAAATGTACAGATTTGAAGCGATACGGGAAAACGGTAATTATATTACCGACGGAGAAAAAACGATTGCACAGGAGGCGCGTTTTGTTATCGTCGCTGAATCAGAGGAACGGGCGTTTGAACTTATCGAACAGGAGGGAGAAGATCCGGATGATTATACACTTAACGAAATCGGAGCGGCTAAAGATCAATTAGGGCGTTATCATCCTGAATCAATCAGGGATGCGAGAATATAAGTGATGAAAGAATTAACCATCCCGGAATGGGAGGATGAGCAAATATAGCATATATTAATTTAATTTTTAATACCTCACGATGTATAGGATAATCGTTCTTAATATTATGACAACAAAGAAAACAGCAGCACAGGCAGCAGAGAGCAAAGTAAAGCAACCAAAATTAAAACTAAAGAACGTCGAGGTTGTATTTGCCAACCTCGAAGACGAGGGGTTCGGCAGGTCCTTAACAATTAAGGTGACAAGTGAGAATGAAACAATGATCAACGATTTTTTTAAAGTCAATCAAATTGGCAATGAGAAGTCAAAAGTTATCGGAGAGCCCAATTACAAAGAGTATGAGGGCACAAAACAACTTGGTATAAGATTTAATGATAACACCCGGTTTGCCGGGATAAATGGACTTGATCAGATTGATCTTGGTTTTGGAGCAAGGATTGATTGCGTTATTAATGCTTTTGAGTACAACAATAAATTCACAAGGGGTGCTACTTTTGTAGGTGCAAGCCTATCGGCGGTGGTAATTTTATCAGGTCGCAGAACAGGTGCAGATGCTGACTTGAATGATTTGCTTAATGAAGCACAAGAGAGGGAATTTATTCAGGGCGATGAATTTGTACAAAAAGAAGTAGCACAGGCAGAGAGCGCAAAGGATGATTTACCATTTTAAAAATAGCAGAAAAATAACTACCTTTATTTTGGTATATCTAAAATAAAGTTGTATATTTGTAATACCAAAATAAAGGTAGTTCTAAGAAAACAAGTAATAATCTAAAAACAAAAAAAACTATGACAGTAGAAATGAATCAAGCAAGCAAGCATGAATTGCACCAACAAAAAATAGAAAAATCAAGAGTTGGGGGCTTCGGCGGATCGGACGCTAAAATGTTTTATAAGATAGGATTAAACGGTCTGTCGGCACTATCAAATACCGATAAATTAAGGATAAGAGTTGCTAAGGGTATAGATGACTATAAGCCTATCATGCAGACAGAAGCGATGCAAAAAGGGCATGATTTTGAGGATTGGTTTGCAGAGGAATTTAGCGAGGCAATGATAGGCACCACAAGAGAATATAGGGTTGAGCCTGATGTTAAGATGGCACGAAATTTTAATGTTTTCGCTCATGCTGATTTCTATAGCATTGAGGATAGGCGGGCAATTGAATTAAAATGTGTGTCAGATGTTGATGCTGTACAGGAGGATTATATGGCTCAACTTCAATGGTATTTCATGCTCGGATGCAGTATGGTAGGACTAATTGTATGTGACAGCAAGGTTGACAATTTTGGCGATGGGTTGCAGGAACCTGCCGAAGTTGAGAAGAGTAAACATTATATCGAAGTGCTTCGTCATGGCATTAAACTGCTGGATGATAATTGGGATGACCTCGATTTAAAAATAGGTGATGAATGGGATGAGAGCGATTTGTTTCCATCCGAGCAGAGAGAGGTGCAGCTAATGACTTCGTATTTGCAACAGATCAAGTCGATGGAGGCACAAATAGAGGAGAGCAAGGCTAAACTTTTTAACATGATGACTGAAAGCGGTGTCAAGTCTATAAAATCAGACGCATATAACATCACGGTCGTACCTCCCGGCACCACTTCAAGATTTGATAAGAAGAAGCTGTTAAAAGATCACCCTGAGATCAATGAAGCGGACTACACCGCTACAAGTGAGAGGAAAGCATACTTAAAAATAACGCTGAAATAATAGAACTATGAAAGCAACCGAAATAAAAATGCAAATAGTAAAAAATATAGGGAACTTCCAGTCTGTACGGCTGGAAGCCACCTATTCACTTGACAGCACTTCACCGACTGAGATTGAGGAGTGCTTTAAAAAGGCAAGATATGATTTAGAAAAGTCATTTATCAGTATCTATAGCAAGAATGAAATAAAAGAGGGCGTAAATGATGTTGAGGAAGTTGTAGAGAAACCAGAACCAAACAAACAGCAGTTTCAGAGGCTGGTAAAAGCGTATAGGGCAGGTAATATCACTATTGAAGAGATAGAGAGTGAATTCATGTTGAGTGATGAATTAAAAGAGGAATTAAACAAATAATAATTATGAATGAGAAAATCGATGCGTTACCACGTGTAACAAATAAGCAGGAAGAAAAGATGCTTGCAAAAGAGTTGCGAGTTGCATTAAGAAGTGGTAATTTGCCATTTCAATTCATTGACGGATACGAACGCAGGTACAGGCGTACGGTGTATGATGTAGGCAGAGAATTGGGCGTTAAATTCACGGTGAACAAGGTGGATGATATTTGGACGGTTAATTTTAAGAGATAGTGGAGGGCATATCATGAAAAAGAGTAGTTTATATTCCATTTATGCGCTACTTTTCGTTATAATAGCGAATGTAGCAGATAATAGATTAATAATAGGATTAACAGCGATTTGCGCTATATTATATCTGATCGCATCACTGGTTTTGTATTACTTCGAGGATAAATATAAATAACTAATTGCAAGAAAATAAATTACATTATGCTTTGTATATTAAACAATTATGTCTATCTTTACAAAGCAGTTGCACGTCTGACAATAGCAACTAAAAGAAATTTAAGACCTCGTTAGGAGAGTATTGAAGTCAGACGCAATATTTTTCTTTCGGGGTTTTGCTTTTTATATGTATTATGAGTAAAATATGTGGAATTTACAAGATAACTTCTCCAACAGGAAGGGTTTATATTGGGCAAAGCGTTGACATTAAAAAGAGATTAAGGGGTTACAGATATCCAGAACGAGTGAAAAATCAAAGAAAGTTGTATAGTTCACTGAAGAAGTATGGGTATAAAAAACACAAATTTGAAATTGTGATGCAATGCGACATTGAAAAACTTAACGAAATGGAGATTTTTTATATTGATGTGTATAACACATTTAATACCAAGTATGGATTAAACTGTAATCATGGAGGTCAAAGTAACCACATTCAGTCAGAAGAAACTAAAAGAAGGCGGTCAGAATCGATGAGAGGTAGAAAAGTATCGAAAGAGGCCAGAAAGAGAATAAGCGAGGCTATGACTGGGAGGGAACAAAGTCTTAATCACAAATTAAAGAAGTCAAAGGCTACGGTTGGGAGGAAAGTTAACTTCAACACCTCATCACAGTATGTAGGCGTTAGCTTTAATAAAAGATTAAAAAAATGGAGTGCAAAGATAAGATCAGATGGGAAAAACGTCCATTTAGGATATTTTGATGACGAATTAGAGGCATCTCATGCATACCAATTAGCATTATCAAAATTAAAAGATGGAACATTTAATCATGCTGATTACAAACCAAAATACTCAAGTAAATACAAAGGCGTTAGTTTTAACAAGGCATCCAATAAATGGAGGGCTCTTATAACTATAAAAGGAAGTCAAAAATTTTTAGGACAATTCAAAACAGAGGAGGAAGCATACGAAGCATATCAAAAAGCACTAAAAGAATATAACTCATGAGAAATTATAAATATAAATATGAGCTTATGAAAGGCTCACGGAGGTATATTTGCCCTAAATGTCAGAAAAAAGAGTTCAAGGTTTACGTTAAAACAGGGACAAATATTGTTGTTGATGAAACCAAATATGGAAGATGTAACCGTCAGGATGCTTGCCGTTATCATCTTTACCCGAAATTAGGTAAAGATGATATTAATAGCTCAAGGTATGTACCACCAGCACCCGAAGAGATCAAGCCCTTGGATTTTGTAAGTAAAGACTTGATGCAAGCAACGTTCAACGAGTTTAAGAGTAACGTCTTTTTCATGTGGTTGGTTAAGATGTTCGGGATTGAAAAGGCTTATCAGTTGCAGGAAGCATACAATATCGGCACAGCCAAAGGTGGTGGAATTATTTTTTGGCAAGAAGATAGAAAAGGGAACGTCAGAACTGGAAAGGTGATGTACTACCATCCCAATGGTAAAAGGATAAAAGAGCGCAACAGTTGGTTTGTTCACAAAAAGATAAAAGATGATTTCAATTACCGTCAATGTTTTTTCGGACTTCACCTTACAACACCTGACAAGCCTGTTGCACTTTGTGAGAGCGAGAAGACGGCTATCATCATGAGTGTCTTTGAGCCATCTTACACATGGATAGCAAGCGGTGGAAGTGAGATGCTTAATGATGAGCGATTGTTTGAATTGCCACGTTTAGATAAGGTTTTTGCGGATAATGGGCAATTTGAGAAATGGGAGCGAAAGACAAGGGCGTTTGAACCTGAAATGGATATATCAGTTGACAATGCGGTTAACAATGGGATTTTAAAAGAGGGAGATGATATATTGGATTTATATTTAGCAAAAGAAAAGAAAAACGAGTTAAATTTGGCTATATAGTTTGGTATATCAAAATAAAAGAGTATATTTGTAGTTCATTATAATAATCACAAAAAGAGTAATAATCTATGACATGGCAAAGAAGAAGTTAGAACAAGATTTAGCAGAGCAGGTACAGTCGGAAGAGCACACCAACGGCACTATCAAGCATGATTTCAAAAAGATTGCAGAGATAATGTTTTGGACACCAGCGAAGGGTGAGAGCTATGAAAAGCTATTTATGCGGATGGGTAAGTCAATGTACGATTTACCTCACCATGAAATAGTCGATATAGTGCATGCCGGGGGACTTCAACAGTGGGCGGAGACGTTAAGGGTTGATTCACAAAAAGAGCTATATGAGAGGCTTATTACAGCTATGAAGAGAACAATAGTGGATCCAGCGTTTCAGGATAAAAAGAAAATGGATGAATTTCCACCACTAACTAATTTTTATTATCTGGCGCAAACACTTGATAGGAGGGGCAAACATCACTCAGAAGCTGAAAGCATATCAGAAGTCACATGGGACACCGTACTAGCACGTAAATTTTTGGATGAGAGGGTAGCTAAGATGTTCGGAAATGAGCCTGACAAGCAAAAATTCAAAGAGGCAAGCGAAAAGGCGAGGGCTATTTGGGGCTTTTCAGACAAGGATATTGACGCACTAAGATATTTTGTTTGTCAATCACGGCACGAAAACCATAATCCATCAATGAACAAGTCTATTTATTTGTGGGGACAGGAAAAGCAGACAGGCAAAACAACCATAGCGAGGGCAATAGTGACGATCCTCAACGGTGACAAGTTCGATAACTTCGGGAGGTATGAAAGCAGTCTGAAAGCTGAATTACAGTATAATGATCATGAATTACCATTATCGGCTTATTGCAACGCTGTATTACTCGATGAGGCAATGCCGAAAGATGCGAGTAAAACATATGGAGGTGTGAAGCAGGCGTTGACATCGAATACCTCAAGGTATAATCAGAAGTATAAAGCCATCAAGACAATACCCGTTAAGCGTTATTATTTTTGTACCTCGAATGAGCCAGCAACGGACTTTATTCAGGACAAGAACGAACGACGTTTCTATGTTATTGAGATGAATAAAAAACCTAAGCAAATATCATTCAAGGAAATTTATTCTATCTGGAAAGATTTTTGCGTCAATGCAGAGCCAGAAGAGGATTGGCAGGAGTGGTACAACTCATTTGAATTTGCAGATGGTGCCGGTACAAGGGATATGAATGAGGTTATAAATGAGCTTATTTTGCGCAGAGAGGAGTTCTTTCCTGACGGTAAGACGTATGTCACACCTGTTCAAATAGCACGGTTGATCTACAAAAATGAGCCATCAACAAGTCAGAAGCAAGCGGTTAGGGCGGCGATGGAAGAGATATTTAACGATTTCAGGGTGGCGAGTAATCCTTCAAATTACAGGACATCCGACTGCTATTCAAAGGCAACAGAATTATATAATGAGCTGAGCTTCGAGGACAGGGAGAGCGGAAAAATAACGGAGGAGGTGGAGAATGATTTACCATTTTAAAAGGAGGATAATATGAAATTTGAACAATTAGGAAATATAAAGCTATACAACGCTGATTTAACGAATGCAAATTATAGAGATATGGATGAAGGGAATAGAAAGTCCTACAAGACAATAAATGTAGACAAAAAGCAGGTTAGGCTTCATAGATATCTTATGGAGCAAAAGATGGGCAGAGAGCTGGGCAAGGATGAAATAGTTCATCATATTAATGGGGATAAGTTTGACAATAGGATTGAAAACTTAGAACTTATTAGTCGGAAGGATCATATTCGAGCACACCCAGAAATAACAGAAAAAAGCATAATACATAATACCCTTAATCTTGATGAGCATTTAATTATAGAATTGTATAAGACAAAAACCATAGCAGGTATAGCAAGTGGATTCAAGGTTGCCCCTATGACCATTTGGGCTGTATTAAAACGAAATGGAATAAAAACAAGAAAATTAGATCGTGCAGATATAATTGATATAAGAGATCTTTTAGATTATGGGGTTAAACTATCTATAATAGCTAAAATATTCAATGTATCTCAACCAATGATTTCAGCAATAAAAAACGGAAGAGCGTATGGAAATATTAGGTAGATGCGAACTACATAACGCTGATTGTATGGAGGTGATGAAAACTTTTAAAGATAAGCAGTTCGATTTAGCAATAGTTGACCCGCCATATGGAATTGGGATAAGCGATAACCCCGTAAGGCAACAGCATGAGAAAAAACAGTGGGATAACAAAATTCCTGATGTGGATTACTTTGATGAATTAAAGAGAGTTAGTAAAAACCAAATTATATGGGGGGGGAACTATTACGATTTACCACCAACTCAAAACTATCTTGTATGGGACAAGAAGCAGCCGCACGACTTCAGTTTGGCTATGTGCGAGCTGGCATGGTGTAGCATTCAAAAACCAATAAAAATGTTTTCGTATAGCGTTTTAAATGAAAAAAACAAAATACACCCTACTCAAAAACCCGTCCAACTCTATAAATGGCTACTCCAAAATTACGCAAAAGAGGGCGACACAATCTTAGATACCCACTTCGGGAGTTTATCGATCGGGATAGCTTGTCATGATATGAAGTTTGATTTGACAGCCATTGAGTTGGATAAGGATTATTACGAGCAGGCTAAAAAGAGATTAATTAACCACCAAAAGCAATTAACACTATTCTAATAATGATTTACCATTTTAGCGCAAAATTTATAAATGATCCTTTCACTTATCACGGTGAGTTCAGCACGATTTATGAGCCTGACAGAATAAATGATAATGTCAAAGAAAAGATATTAAGGCAGGCAAAAAATGAACTACTCAACAGGATGAGGGGTGATTGGCAGAAGGAGGATAAAGATATAATAATGTATCAGGTTTACACCCATAACCGACCGCTTGACAGGCGATTTTCGAGTAATGTTAACGAGGTGAGAGGTGGCGACGGGAGCGAG